CATAATCTTCTGAAGTATATCTTCTTTATTAGAATCTTCAGGAATATTTTTGAATAAATAAAAGAGAGTGCCTTTCAACATGTAATAGTAATTCTTGTTGATTTTAATGCTTACAAGAGCATCATCTTTAAGTTCTTTTATTTTAACTGCCATGAAACAAATATAATAATTATGAGTAACAAATTAGATATTGAAGAGATAAAAGATAAGATCAGTGCTAAGCTTGAACCATCTGGTTGGGCTAGAGTACTACGGGGATTTATATACAGCAAAGAGTTTGAAGACATAGTATCTACATTAGCAAAACAAGCAAGAGATGGTAAGAGGTTTACTCCTACTATGAAGAATTGGTTCAGAGCTTTTGAGGAGTGTCCTTACAGTGAACTCAAGGTAGTAATAGTTGGTCAGGATCCATATCCTGGATTAAACCAAGCTGATGGTATTGCATTTAGTCTTAGTGAAGCTGAGGAAATGCAACCTAGTCTTAAGTTTATGCTAGAGGAAATAAACAGAACTGTTTACAATGGTGTTAATGCCTCCCGGGCTATGGATTTAAAACGTTGGGCTAATCAAGGTGTGCTGTTACTTAATACAGCTCTGACAACTAATGTAGGTAAGATTGGTCAACACTATCTTGTATGGAGACCGTTTATAGCTTACTTGTTTGATCAGTTAACTTGGAATAATCATGGCTTAGTTTATATTTACATGGGTAAGAAAGCTGAGGAATGGTCAGATGCTGTCAATGATAATAATTATAAGTTGTTCACAACGCATCCAGCAAGCGCAAGTTATAATAACTTAGCACAATGGGATTCAAATGGTGCATTTGTCAAGACTGCAGAGATTCTAAAGAACAATTACAAATTTGATATTGAGTGGTGATGGATGAGATTTTTAACAAAATACTAAAGGAAGGTTTAACACCAAATGCTGTGTATATTCTTTATGCTTATAAATCTAATGTTATACCCAACAAACTTGTAAATTCTTCTATTGAAGTAGCTAGATTGAATGCTGAAGAGTGGTTAATTGACAACAAACTATCTCCAAAAGGTGCTCAGTTATTACAAGAATTGGATATTTACTTTAAGTCAAGTAAAAAGAAAACATCTACTCAACTTATGGGTGATGAATTCTTGAAAAAAATTGATGAATATTTGGAAATTTTTCCTAAATTTAAGTTACCAAGTGGTAAATATGCCAGATCAGATAAGAAGAATTTAGAGAATAACTTTAGATGGTTCTTTGAAAGTCACAGCTATGATTGGGATACAGTCATCAATGCTACAAAAATGTATGTTGATGAATTTGAAAGACAAGGATACAAGTATATGAGAACTTCTCAGTATTTTATCCGTAAACTCAATCCAGCAGAGAAAACATTTGAATCTGAATTAGCAAATTACTGTGAAGTATATATGAATGGAGATACTGATTACAATGATGATGGTTATTTTAAAGAAAAGGTAGTATGATTGATAAGAACAAATTGAAATTATTGGGAGTAGCAATTCTTGGAAGTGTAATAGGTTATTTAGTGATTACAATGTTTGTAATACCTCTTACAGTTCTGCAATATATAGCTATTGAAGCTATAATAAGTATTTTACACTTGATGTATAATACTGCAAAATCTGCTGATTAAGCAAATCAATTTTTATGGATAATAATAAGAAGGAAGCTCCAAAGAAATGGAGTAGTCAAAGAGACGGCTTTAAACAATCACTAGAATACCTTCAGGGTAGGATGAGTGGACAGATAAAAAGTCTTAAGACACCTTGGGCAAAGTTTAATGATGCTACTACAGATGGTATAGAGTGGAATACTCTTACTGTTATTGGTGGCAGACCGGCTAGTGGTAAAACACTTATTGCAGAACAGATAGTAAGGGAGTCTTTCCCACTCAATCCAAGTGAGAATTTTAGGGTTCTGCAATTCCAGTTTGAAATGCTAGCTAGAACATCTGCAATACGTGAGTATTCCAGTGTAATTGGAAAGTCATATAAGTACTTGTGTAGTGCTGATGGAAAACTTTCTGAATCTGATTTATTAAAATGTTATGATTACGCAAAAGCCAAAGTGAAGTATCCCATTGATGTAGTAGAGAAGCCTTGTACCATAGAAGAGTTCAAGCAAATTATAGGGGAGTATATGATGGAACATGCAACTTATGATTCTGAAAACAACATGATTTTACCAAAAGTACTGATTACTATTGATCACTCTTTATTGTTTAAGAAAGCACCATTTGAGAAAGATAAGCATGACATGCTTAACAATCTTGGTGAAGCATTAACATTACTTAAAAGACAGTTTCCTATATCCTTTATTGTGCTGAGTCAGCTCAATAGAAATATAGATAATCCTGATAGAAGTGAAGAGGGTAAATATGGTAACTATGTACTTGAGTCTGATTTATTTGGAGCTGATGCTCTGTTACAGCATGCAGATACTGTCATAGGTATCAACAGACCTGCTAAGCAGAAGATTAGATTTTATGGACCAGACAGATACGTGATTGAAGATGACAGAGTTATTGTACTACATTTCCTAAAATGTAGGAATGGTGATACAAGACTAAGTTTCTTCAAAGCTGAGTTTGAAAAGATGAGGCTAATAGAAATGATTACTCCTCCACAGCAGGAGAAAAGATTATCAACAAAACAATAAATTATGAGTTTATCAACAAAACCAACAGTCAACAGACAAGAAAAGACTGAAGAGTTAATGCAGCATCATGATTGGAAATTCAAACTAATTCAAGAGGAAAACCCATTATTTATTCCTAAGTGTGCATATATACCAAAAGGTATGAGTGAAACACACATTGGCTTCTTTCAAAGTGAGGTCAAGAAAGGTAGGGATATTTATACTGAGTTTACTAGTATTGATTTAGAGCCTGAAGATCCAAAGAGAATTCTTTACAAATGGAGATTTAATCCTCATTATGAAGAAGAGTATGAAAAGACTGAGCCAGCTGCTAATGGACACTACAGATATCTTGTTCCTGTTTCAGAGCTTATAACGGTAGAATTTGAAAAGGCAGAAACACCTACTCAAGGTTCTTTATTCCCAAACTTTGATACTATTATTGATCCAGACATGGATGCACCATTAAGCAATGTTACTTTACGTGATCTTGCAGCTATCATCTTGCAGAAACCTGTAAGTCAGAAGCAATGGTTAAATGAAATAATTAAATCTAAATAGTCATGGGAATAGTATTGCCAACAACAAAAGTGGCTCCAGAATGTAAGAGTCCTAAGAATCTGATTATCTTTTCTAAGCCAAAGATTGGTAAGACAAGTTTATTAAGTACACTTGAGAACTGTCTTATACTTGACTTAGAAGGAGGTACTAAGTATCTTAACGCAATGAAGGTAGATGCCAAAACATTTGAGGATATCAAAGAAATTGGTAAAGCCATCAAGGATGCAGGAAATCCGTATAAGTATATTGCAGTAGATACAATTACTGCTTTAGAAGAAATAGTTATTCCGTATGCAGAAATGCTGTACTCCAAGTCTCCAATGGGTAAAAATTGGTTTACTTCAGAGACAGGTGGTAAAGCTAAGTATGGAAATATTCTTGGTTTACCTGAAGGTGCTGGTTATTTCTGGACTAGACAAGCATTTACAAAAGTCATTGATTACATTCTAACATGGGCTCCTTATGTGATTTTTGTAGGTCACGTAAAAGATACTCAGTTAGAGAAAGCAGGAGGTACATTCTCATCTATGGATTTGGATTTAACTGGTAAGCTGAAGAGAATTACAACTTCTAATTCAGATGCTATTGGTTATCTCCACAGAAAAGGTGATAAGAATGTCCTTAGCTTCAAAACTAATGATGATGTAGCTTGTGGTGCAAGACCAGAGCACTTAAGAAATCAAGAAATAGTGATTTCAGAAATTGATGAGAACGGTGAGTATAAAACTTACTGGGACAAAGTATTCGTAGATTAATAATAAATAAAAACAAACAAAGATGGCTTTAAGCACAACAGGTTTAGGAAAAGAAGGTGGTTCAGGACTACCTAAAACAATTGCACCAGGTAATTATACTCTGAAGATTAACAGTGTATATCTTGATGATTTTAAATTCATTGAGGGTGCAAAACACTTAATGTTGAATGTAGAAACTGATCCAATTGATGGGTTTGAAGGCTTTATGATTGATAAAGATGATGAATCAAAAGGTCATTATGGTGGTCAAATTGGGAGAGTAAAAGCAAATCAATATGCTTTTGCAGATGGAAAAACAAAGACAGGTAGAGTAATAGAAAGAGATAACTCTATCCTTACATTCTTACATACATTGTGTAAAACATTAGACATGAATGATTGGTTCCTTGCACAGGATAACAAGCATGACACAATTGAAGAGTTTGTAGAAGCATTTAATAATGAGGCACCTTTCAAAGACAGATTCTTTGAGGCTTGTGTAGCTGGTAAAGAATATGAAGGTAAATCAGGTTATACAAACTATGATTTGTGGCTTCCTAAAGGTAGTAAAGAAGGTTATGCTATTACTGCTCAGGGAGGTAAAATACTACAATATAATGAGACTGATCACCTTAAGAAATTAGAGGTAAAATCAGTTGATTCATTTGGAGATGATGATGATTTTAGTGTTCCACCAAGAGCATCTTCTGACTTCAGCCTAGACTAATAGTTATAGGGGGAGTTGGAGACAGCTCCCCTTTTTCTAATTTTATGGTTATGATATCTACAAAAAACTTAGTTACAGGATTTTCAGATGTTCCTAAAGAATGGATCTTTGAATATTATTTGAATCTCAAAGAAAGACTTACTGGTCAAGATGTAAAGATGCTGTCTGTATTTAATGCTAGAGATAAAGTTCCTTCTATGTTTATTTACTTTGACACAAGTAAAGCTGAATATAAGTTTAAAGACTTCTCCTCTGGCTATCAAGGTGATTCTATTAATCTTGTTATGCATCTATTTAATCTTGAAGGTGTAGGTGCAGCAATAGGCAAGATAATAGCTGACTATCAAAACTATTTAACAGACCATACTCCTGCTCAGAGACTTGAGCTACAGTATCATGATAAATATAAGGTAGTTGATTATGAGATAAGACACTGGACTAATCTTGATGAGGAATTCTGGAGTAGGTTTAAACTTGGTTCTAAGATTCTAGAGCATTATAATGTAGCTCCTCTTAATCATTTTACTATGGAGAAGACAGAGCAAGATAGTACAGTATCATCTTTTACTAGTAATATCAAGTATTTGTATGGTTATTTTAGAAAGGACGGTAGTCTTTATAAGATCTATATGCCAAAGAATACTGAGAAGAAGTTTATCAAAGTAGAAAACTATATTCAGGGTATTGATCAGTTAAGCTTTGAAAAAGACTATCTGGTAATTACATCCTCTCTAAAAGATTTAATGTGCTTTGTAAAGCTGGGTTATCAGAATATAGAAGCTATTGCACCAGACAGTGAGAACAGCATGATATCTGAGACAATCATCAATCAACTTACTAATAGATACAAGAATGTATGTGTTATATTTGACAATGATGTTGCGGGTATTAAATCTATGGAGAGATACAAAGAAAGATATGGTCTTAACTATATTATTCTAGACA